AAAGGAGAAGGGCGGGAAGGTGCTGAGGGATGTTGCGCTCATGTTGTTTGGGGTGGAAGTGAGGCCAGCGCAGATTAAACTTGTATTTACATCGGGGACTTGACGATTCACACGGAAGATGATATAATCAACAAAGAAGTTGATTAAGGGAACAGAGTAGGAAAGAGAGTGCAATAATGACTACACCATTGGGAAAGTTATTGCGGAAACTCCGCATAGAGCGTGATGAATATCTACGGGATATGGCTGAGCGTCTAAACATAACATCCTCTTATCTTTCTGCGATCGAAAATGGTAAGCGTAGGATGCCTCTAGATTACATTGAAAGAATAGGGAAGAGTTATGGTCTGTCGCCGGAACAGTTTGCGCAACTGCGCGAAGCTGCCAGTCATGAGCAACAGAAAGTTGAAATCAAACTGGAAGCGACTTCGGCGAAAAAGAAATATGCTGCTTTGGCGTTTGCACGTGATTTTGATAAGTTAAGCGACGAGCAGCTTGATCAAATTCGAAAAATCATTGAGGAGGATTTAGATTGAGTGGATTGATGATGCCTCCTCTATCTCTTGCACAAATAAGGGAGAAAGCAAAAGCAGTTCGTAAAATTTTTGGATTAGCAGATGATGGTTATGTTGATGTTGTTAAATTGTTTGAATCATTACCGGATTATGGAGTTGATGTAGAAGTTGCTCCTCTGCATCAGATGGGCAATAAGCATGGACAAACATTTCCGACACAACCTAAAATTTTGATTCGAGAGGATGTCTATGAGAGAGCTTGTACTGGGTTCGGGAGAGATCGTTTAACCGTTGCACATGAAATTGGGCACTTATTGTTGCATGGTGCGGATAATATCTCATTAGCCAGGGTGGCAAAGGATTGCGAAGTAGCGACATGGTGTGATCCAGAGTGGCAGGCAAATGCGTTTGCCGGAGAGCTTTTGGCACCATTTCGATTTATCAAAGGATTATCGATAGCAGAGATACAACGTCGATATGGTGTTTCAGAATCAGCCGCAAGAGTTCAGAAGACTAGACATCGGTGAAAGGAGGGATCCTATGTATAATTGCATAGAAAAACAGCCACCGAGTGGCTGAATACACAAGGTGACTGTTGTTATATACTTAAAGTTCCCACTTCAAGTATATATTTCTGTCTGAGGTGGTCAGACTGTGATTGGCTTAATCATCCACATCATAGCATTTTCAGACAGAATTTGCAATGGTCTCCGGAAAGGAGTTCCTTATGTGGATTTTTTGTAAATCTTACGTAAATCGATGGGGCAAACTCATGGTCGCTGCTGACTATGGGTATACGGCTTGGCGCTTCTATGTGCCATCGAGGAAGCCTAAGGCTTCCTAAAAATAAGGAAGACACTTGTAAGCTGACTACAAGTGATCTTGAGGAGTTACCGCTTTGGTAGCTCCTTTTCCTTGGTGAAATATGTATTGTAGAAGGATAGAGGTGATATTTATGACAATAGATAGCCCAATTTTACTGGTTCTTCTGTCGGCGATATGTTCAAGTATTTCTGCGGTGATTGTATGTTTTCTAAATCAATATTTTTTTCAGAAGAAAAAGGAAGAAAGAGAATTAGAGCGTAGTATAAAAAAGGAACGTTTATATAAGTTATATCTCCCTATAAGAAAGTTGTTATATCGGCGGGTTAATTTTGACGAGGGGTATATAGGTCTGGATGATTCGGATGTTCAAGAAATAATTGGAATTATAGATAAAAATATTGACCTGGCTGATGACGCTTTAGAAGATTATTATTGGCGTTTTTATGAAGAGTTAGGGTACAGATATTTAGAGCGCGGGCAACAACCAGATAGTAATGAATATGAATTCCCTATGGATGAAGATAGAAAGTTTCTTGAGTTCACAGAAAGTGGTTATAAGAAATTGAAATGTGAATTGCATATGATTTAGCTTGTGGATAACTCAATCGTCTTCCCAACGGTATTTTTAACC